CAGCAACATATGAAGCAGTAGTACATGTTCCTGTTACTTGTCCAACCAACGAACCTGTAAAAGATCCAGTTATTGTAGTACTAACATTTAATGAACCAGATACACTCAGAGATCCGGAAAAAACAGTTGTATCTGGGGTAGTACCAGTTAATACATCATATACATCTGATATAAAACTAGCTGATATTAATCCTCCTGATGTTATTTGTGCGCGATTTGTAGATAATACGCCCATAATTTTCCTTTTTTTCTATAAATATTATATCGTTAATAATTTATCACCCTTCCTCGTATATCACTATTTGGATATTTTACTTCAAATATACTAGGATCTAATGAAGGATATATTACTCCATTTTTCGTAGCGCTAGTTAAATCATATATATTTCCTGAATATCCTGCATTAGAATCATATAAATTTAATAAACGAACATTAATAACATTCTGTACTCCCTTTATATTGCCGATAAGATTGGTTATTTCTGATTTAATAATAGGTTGATTAATTTGCCATTTATTAATATTGAAGTATGATTTTAATTTATTAATACATTTTAGTAATACTTCATTACTATTAAAATTACTTAATACTGAAATTTCAAAATCTACACCTATATTAATGATAAATGCATCTTTAATATTAATAGCATCAGTTAACATTCGATAGTAATTTAAATATGTTTTTAAATTTTCTTTTACTGCATCATTTGCTGCTGTTAATTGATTTGAATTATTTATGCCTAATATATACATGTTTAATGCTAAAGGATTTGCAATCCTCGATTCAACTAATTCTTTTTGTGTTATTTGATCATCTGGAACAATATATGCTTTTGTAATACTACCAAATCTAGACGGCATTGAATATGTTCTAATTATATAATCTTCTCTTGTTACTAATCGATTTTGTGTAGCAAAACTAGACATTGCATTATTTTTAATATCTTGTAATGAATCTGCAGTTTTTGCGCCAGAAGCAGCTTCTGGATTTGTTATCGATAATGATCTTTTAATAAAATTTACTATAGGCGCACTAGTAGTAGCATTAATATTATCATCAAACTCTATAGTATTTAATTCAGTGAGCGTACCAGCTGGTACATTGTCTTTTAATCCATTACCAGTAGTATAAGTTACAGTTAATGTAGTATTAGACGGTGCTTGACCATAAGTTCTTGTATATAAAAAATTAGAAGGATCTATATCTACATCTAAATTACGCCTAAATCCAGATAATCCATTACCAACATTATCTGGATTTGGAATAACCTCTTCGTCATTATTATCAGATACACCAGATCCAAATTGTAATTCTATTAATCCATCTGCACGAAGTCTTGTAATAAAACGTTTAGATGATTTTCTTAATTTTAATAAACTTGGTGCACCCGCTCGGTATACAGATAATTCTGGATCATTTTCAGCTAAATTTGGAATTGATTCAAATACAGTATCTTGTGCTAAATATGGAACTTCTGTCCAAGCATCCCCATCTGATTCAGTTACAGATTCTACCTCAATAATATTAGAATCATTAATAACTACTTTATCATATGCAACTGGAGATCCGAATGTAAATTCTTGAGTTTTTAATTCTCCGGAAACAGCCCGGGCTTGTTTTTTTAATAAATAATATGTAGGAAGTTTTGTAGTATCATCTGTTTCATATATAGTAATTTCGGTATTATCATATGATGAAGAATACCGGAAATCTATATTATCTAATATACGAAATACCGCATTACCATTTGTTTGATTAACTGACATACCAGGTTTAATTGATAATGCATAATCATAGTCTGGTTTAACATTATCGCCAGTACCGGTTGCCGGTAATAATTGGAATACATCTAAATTAACATATGCAGGAATTGAATTTTTTGGTTGATATCCTAAATTTCTAGCTAAATCAAAAATATTACCCCGCTCTTGAGCATGTTCTAAAAATGTTTCTTTTAAATTAGAATCCATATAATAACTTAAAACATCTCCAACATATGCAGCCATTTCCATGAACAATGTACCCGGAGACGCATCGCTAAAATCAGTATATGAATCCGGAAAATATTGTTGTGTAAAGTCAATTAAATTTTTCTTAAATTGACCAAAATCTTTTCCTAAATATGTAATATCTTTTTCCATAGTCTATATACTTTTTTAATTAATAGGCGTGCCACTTCCTCCAGGAACTTCTGCTGTAATATTATTTACTGTAATAGTTCCCGCACTTCCTACTGATATTCCAATTGTAGTATTAGAAGGAATGTTATTAACCGCAAATTTAATAGATATATTTATAGTACTATTATCACTATCAATAGTAGTTAATATGTCAATAATTTCTATATAACTCATCCACAAATTAACTGCTTCTTTAATTACATCTTGTACATTAATTTTTATTTCTTCTATTGTGTGCTCAAAAATTAATGTTAACAAATCACTTCCAAACGTAGGTTTTTCATAAATTTCTCCCTTCCTAGTAAGTAATAAATGTTTTAAATTTTGCAGAGCTTGTGATTCTGTTAATGTTTCTGGTATAAACATACCCTGCCCCGGAACAAGATTTAGTGAAGTTCCCAATACTCTATCACCAAGGTGAAAATTAGTAATTATTTCGTCTTCAATTAATTCATATCCATAATTTGGCATTATCTATTTCCTTTTTTCTCATCTATTGCTTTCATTAAAGCAGAATAATCTTTTGTCATTGCTTTTGCAACCACCGGATCTACTTTCATATTTTTTCCTGTTTCTGGATCTTGCATAACAGCTGGTGCTTGTGGCTGCGTATTTTGACGCATCATACCAAATCCAGGTGCATCGGCTGAAGTAAATGATAAATCATTATAACTTTCATTCATTATACTTGCATATTTACTAACTGGATTTGGATCATGTAAACTAGTTGTTTCATTTAAAATATCAGCAAATCCTGTTTTTTTAAATTTAGGTACTTTTTTAGATTTTTTTAAAGAAGTTTTATTTTCTTGCAATTGGTCTGTTTTTATTTCATTAACAGTTGATTGTAACCCTTCCTTTAAAATTTCAGATAATTCTTGTTTTATTACGTTTCGTACTTCTTCTCGAATTGTCTTTTTCAAAATTGTAAAAAATGTTTTTTGTTCCATAATAGTTTTATTTTTATATAAATATATTAATTAATAATTTACTCCTATTCCCCAATCATCTCGTGATGGTTTGGGCCCATACATCATTTTATTTGCAGTATCAACATAATAATCACCAGTTTTTCCTATATTATTAGCTGGTGGAATGGTTTCTTGAAACACTTGACTAGGAGCTTCTTGTAATGAAGATAATAAATCTAATTGCCTATCTACTAATTGTGAAATTAATTCATTTCGTTGTGTTATATCATTATCCGACACATTTACAGTTTGATAAAATTCGGAATTTAAATCATCAGACAATCGATTTAATCGATCTCCTGTTATGTTATCCATTTCCGATCGAATATCGTTTGATATTGATGAAGGTATATCAAATGACTCTGAATTACCACATACACTATTTAAGTTAATTAATGAGCCAGCAATATCTTTAGACATAGATTCTAGTCTAGATTGTAATTGACCTGGAATAACATTCAATTGATTAACAGCTGTTATTGCGTTTGCTATTGTAGTGTTTTGAACTTCAACTAGTTCGGCAGATATAACAGGCAACGCAGTTACCGGATTCAATATTTGAGCAGCTTTAATTGCAGCAGCTGCCGTAGTTGCAATTTGTAAAGCGGTTTGTACTTTTTCTACAATTGGTGGTATTTCAGTTTGTAATTTTTGAATTCCATCATTAAGATCATTTAATGTGTCTTTTGCCTTTTTTATTCTAGGATCATCGCATTTACAATCATCGGGTAATTTTATTGTTTGTTTTAATAAACTTGTTGTATCAGATTGAATTTTATCTAATTGTTTATTTATTAAGTCAATAATCAACTGTATTAGTTTATTTGGTATAGTTGGAATTCTGTCTAATGGTGGTGTAACTGCCATAATATTATTTTATTTTATGATTACTTTTTATATCTTGTATACGTTTAGTTAATTTATTAAATTTTGCTTGTGTAGGTTTATCAAATATGCTAATTAATCCACCGCCACTTGTACCGGTTCGAATTGTAGATATCAAATCTGTTAATAATCTTGCTAATATATCGCCATATACCATTGACTCAGTAGCTGCATCATCACCAAGTCTTAACTCATCTGTATTAATTACAACTGATTTTTCACTATCTAATACTATAATATCCGATTTTGCTTTTAATATAACTCTATCTGCAACTCCTATAAATTGTGATTTTGCAAAATCTGATTCAGAAGGTTTTATTTTTTCAAGTGATTTATTTAATGTAAATTCAGATAATTTTTGCGTTGAAGTTAAATATAAAGAAGAATAATCAGATTTTATATTTTCATTAATAAATCGTTTATCGTCATTATGTTCTTTAGTATTAGAAAGTATTATTACTGGGTCTCCTTGAGTTTCAGTATCTCCTAATAAACGGGACTGGATTACATTATTATTAAATTTAGTAGTTCCTCCTAGACGTATAGTATTGCCCCATCGTCCAGATAAAACACGATCTCCTGGATATAATTGTAATAATGATATATTTTTTTCTGTTATTTCTTTGTAATTTTTTCGTTTTAGTTCAATTTGTTGTTCTGTTAATTTTTGTTCTGAAATAGAAACAAGTGAATTAATATTGCTAGAACTATTAGAACTAAACGATGAAATATAATACCATTGACTACTAAAATCATCATGTTTACTCTTAGATTTAAATCCGCGAATTATTAAAACTTGTTCTCCTTTAACTGGAACTTGAAGATTATTAATATCATATGGAATGGCAGTACGTATATTTCTATCTCTACTAGTTGTAGTATCGATAATTTTTACACGTATAGAGTATGGTTTTATTTTTTCTTTTTTATTTTTCTTATCTGGATTGGTATATGTATCACTATATCCGGAAATAACTTCTCCAATTTCAAAAAGAACTTTACTCATCGTTTTCCTCTTTTAACTTAGATTTTGCTATATCTATTTTTTTATTTAATTGTTTTTCTTCCTCATCAATTAGGTTCAATTCGGTTTCTAATTCATTAGTTAACGAGTCATCTGCAATTTGTAATAATTGTTTCTTTTCATCATCACTTAATAAGCTATCAGATCCTACTATAGTTTGTTTAGTTGAAATATATCGTTGTACTATTGCGGTTAATTTGACTAGATGATCATCATTTTTAACAGATACTTCTAAATATTCTTTAATTAACGGAACAATTATTGTTGCATCCGACGAACTACGTATTAATGGTTGCAATTGAGAAATCAATTGATTTATTTGTCTAGAAGTTCGTTTAGAATTATGATATACATCAGACATTAAATCCGAAAATGTAACTCCTTTAAATAGTTCTTCATTATTATCCATAATATGATACTTTAAATATAAATATCAAAAGGGCAATTTTATGAATTCTGTTTTTTCATATTCTTTAAATTTAACTTCGTATATCTGTTTAAGAATTTTAATTACACGTGTAATATTATTAGTTTGTAAGCCTGTTCGTTCTCTTATAAAAACATATAAAGCTTTTTTATTAAATTCTTCAATATTTTCTCTTGTTTCAAAAATATGTAGTATAGAATCAGCTACATGTATATCTGTTTGATTGGAAAATATATAAGTTAAATTATCATGACAATAATCTATATATGCATCCATAAAATACTTTAATGTTTGTCGCATTTCATCATTATGAATTTCAATTAATACATTTCGATTTTCATCAATATTGACGGGTTCGGTTCTTTGTTTTAATTTAACATATGCTTTTTGATTTTCAGCAATTAAATAATTAAAAGAAGATCTAGTATAATAAGAATATGCTTTTCCATTTTCTGGATTAAACTTATCTAATCTAGCTGTTAAATATGTAACTAAATCCGTTTGTAAATCTTTGAAATTAGATCTTATATATGTTGGTTTCATTTTATTTATAAGATTTTCAGCTAATTTCATAAGAGCTGGATAAACAAACCTTTTATAGATACGTTCTCGTAATTGTGGCTTATCTACTGTTTGATTATATGCTGTAATAGATAATTCTGTTATTTTAGTCCAATACTTATTACTCTTCTTCTTTTTCCGGCCCATTAAAATCTCCTTTTAATTCATCTATAATTTGTTTTAACATTTGAAATGTAGTTCCTGCTTCGTCTTCTGATTCAAATGCACCAAGTCGATCAATTTGTTTCATATTATCATATGCTTTTTGTATTCGGTCATACATGAAAATATTAGTTTTTTCTACATCTATATAATAATCTTCTATATCTGCCAACAACCCGGCTAATATATAAGCTCTATAACCCATATACCCAGCGATTCCTGCAAAAATAATACATAAAATAATTAGTAATATCATAATAATTAATCTTTATTAAATGAACTAAAAATATCCGTTATAGACTCTTTTATATTCGGATTAGCTTCTGCTAAATTCTTTAACGCATTAGATTTAGTAGTTTTAGATTTCTCAGAAGTTTTAATAGGTGTTCCGTTTTTATAATTTCTCCATCGCTCATATTCAATTTGTGCAGCCATATGATCTGCATGATGAAGAATTATTGGCAAATTTGTTTTTAATTTAGCTTGTGCTGATCTAGAAATAAAATATGGTTTATTAGCATCATCATATATACCATCATGTATTTTAATTGCTTGATATTCATTCCAAGACATATTCACATTATATTTATGAAGTAAAAATAGTGATAAATCTGGTACCATAGTAAATGGAATCTTTTCATTATGTTTATAAAGTCTTCCCATATTTTTACGATGCC